TATCGGTAAAATCGGATAAAACCTCAGGATACGCTTGTCTGATATAAGCAATAAGGTCGGTTCTTATTTCGCCGAATGTTCTTGAGCCGTATTTTATGATATTTGTCGTAGTATCTGTCGCCATTATAGTGTGTTTTTTAAAATTTCTTCAATCTTATTTATTTCGTCGTACTTTATTCTAATTAATTTGATATTATTTGTTGTTGCAAAATTATTTTTAATTTCGTCAGTGGCTTGTCTTGCTTTAAATTCAATATCACCACCCCAATATTTGATTGGCTTGAAATGTTGTACGCCATCATACTCAATCAATTTATTCGTCGTAGGTAAATAAAAATCAAAAGAATAGAATTTTTTTAATTTTTTAAACTTATCAAATGTTTTTTCTCTAACATATTCAATACCATGTAATATTAAATATTCTTCTATTTTTTTTTCTCCCTTAGATTCGTTACAAAACCTACAGCCTTTGCCTTGTGTATGACCATCTGGTTTTTGTAAAAATTTTCCATGTTTTTCGCATATTATAGAAACACATGTCTTTGCGTTAACATATTCGACTAAAGAATAATTGTATTTGTTTCCATGAACAGCCATTGCCTTCTTAATAAACTCTTCTTTAGTTGAAGATTGATTTTTTTTGTTCTCGTTTCCACATTTAGGACAACCACATCCCCGTAAATGAATATCGGATGTTTGTCGAAAAATTCCGTGCTTTTTACAAATTATCATTATTTTTTTCTCTACATTTTCATAATTAACTAACGAATAATCATATTTATCGCCATGAATTAATTTCAATTCAGTAATCAATTCGCTTGTTGTTTTAGTTAATCCCACACATTTAGCACACCCTTGACCATATAGGTGTTTACTAGGTGTTTGACTAAATTTACCGTGTGTCGGACAAATAATGATTATTTTATTTTTTGCTCCCATATAATTTGTTAACGAATAGTCGTACTTATTACCATGAATAAATTCTGCTCTTTCAATAAATTCTAACATAGATAATCTTTTCATTTTACTAAAAATTAAGTTCGAGGCTACCCGACTCGCTAAATGTGTCTTCTGTGTATGTGAATGAAACGGTTACGTTTAATTGGTTTTCCGATATTGGTTGACCGTTGTCATCAACAAGACGATTATATTTTATTCCATTTATTTTAAGGTTGGGGATATATTCTGAAACAGTACTCTTTATTTCTTCTTCTACATCATTAGCAGTTATATTATCATTGGGTTCGAAGATGAATTTCAATAAATTAGTACCGTAATTTGGCTCGTAATATCTTTCTCCCTTTTGTGTTAACAGCAATAATAATAAGTCCGAACTAAGTGCTTCTTTAGTCACTTGTGTCATCAAGAAATAAGTGTTTTTACTTAAATCGTCGTTAATAGGAAATTTAATATTATATGTCTGCATATATTATATTTCTCATAAATACTTATAAATAAAAAAATCCCAACAGTAGGGTGTTGGGATTTGTCAGAATCTAAGTTTGAAAATTTATTGTTCTTTGGGTTTTCTACCTTTTTTGCCTTTCTTCGCAGCCTTTTCTTCCTCTTCTTGTTGCTTTTTAGCATCATAGAGACTCTTAATCGACTCGTGTAACACAATGATAGGCTTATCACCATACTTCGCTAAAACACCTGTGTGAGTGTTAAAATTCGGTTTTTCAAGGGTTAATACATCGGCATCACTAACACCAACACCTGCAAGACATTCATCAATTGCTATTTTCTGCATATCTTCCGGCAATTGACCGAAAATTTCTTCATTGATAACCACAACGAAATTAATACCGCCACCACCATCTGTGTTGGTAAGGGTTTCTAGAAGGTCGTTTGCCTTAAAGAGTTTGCAAGGGTCGTTCTTTTGTTTATCATTACAGAGAACTTCAATTACAACCCACTGCGGAATTGCTGTTTTTCCAAGTACTTCTTCGAAGAGAAGTTTTACATCATCAGATGCTTTTTCAAATTTTGCCATAAATTTAATTGTTTTTAATTATTAATAATAGAATTGTTATATTTCATATTGATTTTATTTATTTTTTCCAATAGTTCCAAATATGCAGGGTCTTGCTCCTCAAAATCTTTTCCAAACTTATCCTTAAGTTCTTTAACAAAACTTATCATATCGGAAATGCTGAGTTCAACCATTTCTTCAATTTCGGTCAATATTGCCAATTGCGAATTAGCCAAATCAACTTTCTTTATTCTTTCCATTTCCTTTTCATACTCAGTATTGAGTACCAATGCTTCTTCTTCGGTAAGAGTTTTAATAGCACCCTCTTTAAATGCTTTCTCAACCGCAAAATCAAGTGCTCTTGTATTAGTTACACCGCCAGCGACTTTATCAACTTCGATTATTTTTTTTGCTGCTTCGGAGTTAAAATCTCCGGTTTCCACCGACTTTTTTAAGTCGTCTAAAAATTTTGATGCCATAATGTTTTATTTATATTTTTCAATTTTAATTATATAACCCAAACTAAATTTTCCATTGATTTCTTCAATGACCGAAAATACAACACCATGCGTCTTTGGGTCGTATGTTATTGGTGCAAGCAATAGTTTTTCCTTCTCCAATTTCTCTCTCAATTCTGTGATTGACGTTACCAATATCTCTGGTATTCCGGTATCTATTATTCCATCATCTTTAAGTGTCAACGGATTAATTAGTTCAATTTTATGTGTTTCCATAGTGTTTTATTTTATTGGATATACATGTTTTCCATTTCAATTCCATCGAATTTTAATACTTCATGTGTATCATTATGATTTATTCTTTTAAGGTAACTATCAACTCTAAACCCGATTAATAAACCGTATTCGCTTTTGATATACACCTCTTTCATATTAATAAGTTCTTTAAAAATGTCCGAACTATCTGGTATTGTTGATGTGCCAAATTTCTTTGGTATAAAAAACTCTAACTGTCTGTGCTCGAAGCCTATTTTTTTAACATGCAAAAACTCAGCCAATTCTTCTATCTTATTTAAAGGTGCTTCACCATCACGAAGAATTTTTATTGGAAAATCCAATGACTTTAATGCAGCCATTTCAAATTCCATGTTATTTGATTTAGCATCTTCAATTGCTTCGTAGAACTTAACCACACCCGCTTGAATGGGTTTGTTGTTAAAGATGTATAGTAATTCCAAATCATCATCCTTTGTACGCCTTTCTTCGAATTCAATTTTTTGTACTTCTTCAACGGTCTTTCCCGCATATTTATGCTTTTCATCAAAGAAACCAAAATGTTCGTGCTTATTTCCGTGCTTATCTTTTACGCCAAATGATTTCGTATGTTTATCGGCAGCAACGGCAATTTGATGTGGGTTGGAAGTACGCATGAATTTATCGGCTTTCTTCAATATCTCATAGTAGTCTTTCACGTACTTTTCATCGGTTTGACCTTGATAAAACTTTTCCAAGACTTGATTTCTGTGGAGTTTTCTCGTTTCACGCTTATCGGATTCCGTTAAGTCATTGGGGTCAGCCTTGAGTATCTCTTGTTCGGTATTGAAGAGTGCAATACTGATGTTAATCAAGGAAGTGTGTACCTTGATATAACACCAGAAATATATTTTCTTAAACAGATTTATCATTACTTTGCTTTGGGATATAACTCTTGAACTCTTTTATTTAGTTTCACCGCATTTACAATACTAACAGCATGACGATTAGATAATTTCCTATTGGGAAATAGTTTTTTCATCTTACGAATTTCACGCATCAATAAGAGGTGCTGATAGTATAACGTAATTTTAAACCTAATTTTAGTCGTAAGCCTTTTATATAAAGAAACGTTGTGGTATTTTCTTTTCCCAATTAGACGATTTAACGATTGAACTGGTGATAAAACTATTTCTTTATCATTACTTTTACGTCTACTAGCATGTTTTAACACATCGGTTTTAATGAAGCGTTCATATAGTAAAAATGCTTCTTCAAATTGTTTGTTAAAGGATTCATCATCGTCTCTAACATATATGGAAGATTTGACAAAATCACGAATTCTATCTAATTTTGCATCAACCAATTCATCATATTCGACTGGACTTAAACTCACATAATGTTTTCTCTTAAAGAGACCCAAAAACCATTTAAATATTTTCATAATTTTAGTTTTTAAACTACTGCTAATGTTTTCATCACCGCTGCACGATAAAACTCTGCACGCTTCCTAGTGACTTCGGCAAGATGATATTCGACTTTAAAGTCCTCATATAGTTGCTCGCCTAGTTGTTTTCTTAACGATTCGTCCATAATTAATTTTTTTAAATACTTCTGCCAGTATTTTCTTGCGTTTTTTTCGTTTGGAATAAGCACACAGTTCTCCATGTGTCTACCATGCACATCATATGGTGGTATGCTCGAACACACTATCGGAAGTTTACGTGTCCAAACTTCAACTTGTTTAAGATTGGATTTCATCCTATTGAATGAATTATCTGCAAGCGGTGCAATTACTATATCGGTTTCATCAAGAACCTTTGCATAGGCATTTGCTTTTTGTGTCCACCTACGGGCAAAGTTACCTTCATTTTCATACATAACATTTCTTTCGAAATTGCCTAGCCATTCAAGATAATCTTTGTCTTCGATATTCTTATGATTATCGGTAAGAATCTTTTCGTAAGTTAAATAAACACTCTCTTCGGATTTAATATCTCTCTGCTGACTACTAAATACTTTGCCACGATACTTGTCTCTAATGTCTTGTGGTAAGCCAGGAATTTGGTCAACATCACCTCTAGTCTTGTTAATGATTTTGACAATACTTGTTGTCCATAAACCTTTCTTTTGAAGTAAATCACCAAACTCTTGGTTGAATGTTATGTCTGTTGTGTTACCCTCTGTGTCCCAACCCGCTATAATAACTTTGAATTTATCCTTAAGGTCGCTATCATTATATAATACATTAAACACTCCTTCGAGTTGCTGAACATCACCCATGTGAGAAGAACCCGCCATGTACGTTATTCTAACACGACCATCGGGGTCTGGCTTCCAATTGTTTTGGAATTGCTTCATCCACAAAGGGTCTATTGCATTATAAAACACACCAACATTATCCTTCATTGTCACTTTACGAATCTCTTCAGCAAATATGTCGGTTGTCGTAGTAACGTAATCGGCAATTTTTAAGTTCTCTATAATAGGAACATGCATTTTCTTCTCTTGACTCAATGCATAGAATGGGTGATTCTTATGTAAGTTCCAGTAGTCGTCAATATCCACCATCAATATTGTTCCAGACCTTCTCAACTCAACGGCAAGTGCTTGCATTTGCTTTGGGTCGGGAAGAAGTTGGCGGTGATAGTGAATTATATGAAATGTTTTAAGATATTCAATTGTTGTGGGGTCATTAAAATTTAATTCGGGATTAATTTCCACAAAAAATTCGTCTCCGTGATTTCTTTCGAGTTCTGTTGCTGGTGTGAGTGTGCGAAAATATGCTACTCCTGCCGCATCCAAATTATAAAATAAAATTCTGATTTTTCCGTCCATGTTGTTATTATAGTTTATTATAAAATAATGTAATTTATTATAAATAGTCAAAAGTAGTGTAAAAATCCCATAGATGCAAGACTTTTATAAAAAAAACCGCATTTGTAGTAATGCGGTCAAC